TAGTCGTCGTCCTTGAGCCGCGACGTCATCCACACCCTCCCCTCCGCGACCGGCACGAATACCATGAGCCAGTTGCCGGCCATGAAGCCGGGGCTCTCGATGTGGAATTTCTTGGCGTGGCGGTCGGCCAGGTAGATCGTCCACTTGAACCTGTCGATCTGGATGATGGCGCTCGAAGTGTTCGCTAAAGCGCCGGGTTCCCCGGGCGCCATGATGTTCACCGACCGCGTCCCGATCTCCATCCACCCGAGCGGCCCGCGGATGGTACGGATGCGCGGCTCGTCGGCATGGCTTGTCTTCCACCCGAAGCGCAACTTCTGGCCGGGCTTCATGGCGTAGATTTTCGAGAGGCCATCGAGGTTGCCGATCATGATCTCGCCGCCCTCGAAAAAGTCGGCCGCGCCGGGCCGGAAGCGGAGATCGATGTGAGCGGCGTGCTGGCCGATGATCGATTTGAGGGTCGACTCGAGCTTCCGGAGATCGCTGCGCGCGATGGTCACCCGGGCGCCCTGGGCGCGGAGGGCCGTGGCTTGGTTCTCCTGGATGCCCATGATGTGGAGTTGGGCGACGCCGGTACCATTCTCGCCGGAGTCGAAATCGATGTTGCCGGTATCGACGAGTTTGCCCTCCTCGGCTTTCTCGACCTGGAGGACGTTGGCCTCATCGGCAATCTGGACCGCCTGAATAGCGAAGTAGGGTTTGGTCCGGGTGCGGTCAATGTCGAGGACGCGGGCGCCGAGCCAATCGAGTTTGTCCTCGGACGGGATGATCTCCTCGACACCACACGTGAGGATGTCGCCCGGAGAGGCTTTAATCTGGGAGTTGAATGTCTTGCCGAGATCGACATATTTCTCGCTACGGAACTCCACGACATTGGCGAACGGCGAGTCGCCCGGAAGGAGTCCGCATGTGTAATTCCAGACGCCGCCCTTGGCCGCATGCGCCTCGAGGACGAGCACCTTGATCTCGGCGTCATGTTTGATCTTGGCCCAGCCCCCCTCGATCCCATCCATCGACCAGGTCGAGTCGAGTGCCTTGATGACGAGACCCTCGCTTCCCGGGAGCCAACCGAGCCGCTTGAATGCCGCCTGGAGAGCGCCCTTGTTTTCGACGATGTTGAAGGTAGTGAGACCGAAGTGGGGATCACCCTTGAGATGCTCTTTGTAGAACGCCTCGAGCCGGTGTCGCCGATCGGTGAGTGGAGAAGCATGGAGATCCTCGCCGATGTACGGCGCGTCGAACAACGTCAACTTGACGGCGTCTCCGTCGCGGAGTTCCGGCCGATCAGCCATGAGCGTCATGAGACTGATGCGCGGGAGCGGCCGGCCGTGGCGATCGATGCCGACGTTGCCGTCGAGGATGAAGTCGCCGTCGATCTTGGAGAGTTTATCGATGAGGTCCGGGAGTTGCTTGGAGCGGTCCTGGTTGCCCTCGGTCTTGATGCGGACGCGGGACCCGGCCTTCTCGGCGATCATGCGAAACCCATTGAGTTTCTCCTCAGCATCGAGCGGGAATCGTTTCAGCGCCCATGGGAGAACCTGGTCGACGGAGAAGGCCTCCGTGAGGCCCTTCATGGCCGGCTTGGGCGGAGTGAACGCGCCGAATGGACGCAGGCCGGCCTTGGCGACCACCGCCTTGTCGAGGACAGCAATGGCGCTCTTGGTCCCGGCGATCGGTTCCGCCGTCCACCGCTCATCCAACGTCCGACCGAACTCGTCCAGCGTCGGCCATGCCTGGCGGTGGGAGACATCGGCACGTTCGCCGAGAGGGGCGATGACGATGACACGCCGGCGGGCAATCCTCTCGGCTTCGAGGAGGATCGCCTTCGGGTCCTTGAAGTGCTCGAGCGAGTGGATGAGGACGACGTTATCCCACATCTTATCGCCGATGGGCAATCGCTCCTGCGCATCCGCTCTCAACACGGATATCCCCTTCTCCTCGGCCATCGCGATCGCCGTGGGATCGGAGTCGATCCCGAGGACCTCGCGGCCTTCTTTGGCCAGGCCGGCGATGAACTTCCCGGAGCCACACCCGATGTCGACGACACTTCCTCCGGCCAGCGCGTTCTCCGCAGCGCGGTTACCGGCGTCGAGCTCCGGGTCGCCAACTTCGAGGCCCTCATAGTAGGCGCGGGAGAATTTCTCAATCTCTCGTTCATCGACCCGGATGACCTCGGCCCTCTGCTTGGGCCGGAGGACCAGATCGAACACCGGGAGATAGGTCGAGTGGGGTCCGGTCGGGGCATAGACGAAATGGCAATCCTTGCCGGTCTCGCGGTGGAAGAGACGGTCGAGTTTGAGCTCCATCCCCTCATCTCTCGCCCGATCCGGCGCCCTCACGATCACATCCACATCGTTCGCGCTTTTCGGGTCTCGCGCATAGGAGCCGCCGAGGCTGACATAGTTTTCGATGACGACGAGATCATCAAACTCCGCGGGCCTCAAACCGAGCGCCGCCTTGAGGAGGTCGCGGTCAATATCGCTGACAGTGAGAACGTTGAGGCCGCGCTCGGCCATCTCCCGCCGCAGGATGCGGTAGCGACTGAGGAAGTCCTGACTCGCGATCTCTGTGGTCCCGGACAGGATCGTCCCCCCCTTGGCGTAGACGTTCTCCCATATCTGGATGAACCTCAACCTGAGGCTTTTCAGTTGCGGGTCGTTCTCTTGTTTGATCGTCGTTGGCGTTATATCTTCGATCTGCATCTCTCGACTCCTTAACCTGACAGCGGCTCATGGACCTCCAGGAGAACCGGGTCCCCATTTCCGGTCCAGGACCCCAGAGTCAATCTGGGCTGGATCTGCGTCATTCCCACCACGAGGTCGCCGCGCATTGTCTTGTACCGCAAGATTCTCGATCCGATGATGACGGGTAGCCAGACGTCGGTTGTCCTGTCCGGTTTGTAAACGATCAACGTCACATTGGTGGCTCCGGTGATGTTCGTCCTCATGTCGATGTCGATGATGGTCCCGATTTCGCCGGCGTAGATTATTCCACCCATCTATTTCTCCTTTCCCGATCTCCGCGTGATCCGGCTCGTCAGACCCGAGCTGAGTTTGATGCGGCGCGTGATCCGGGATTTCAAAGTCACCTTGGCCCGCTCGGGTTTTACGAGGGCGCCGGCGGCGATGACGGACCCTCCGCCGGCGATGATCGAGAGGCCGGCTCTCTGGCTCATCCCGATCCCAGCAAGATCGCCTTTCCTGGAGAGAGCGGCCGATCCCTCCACCGCCTTGATGCCGAGGCCCATGGGCGAACCGGCACCCGAAATAGACGGACCCGAGGACGCCGATTTCTCACCATCGCCGGCAACATGGCCGCCACCGGAGACGATGGCCGTGCCGAAGCGCGCCTCGCCCTCGGATTTATATCCGGCCGCCGCGAGGACACCGCTTCCCGAGAGGACCGAGTCGCCGAGACCCTGCTTCGTTCCGATCCCGATCAGGACCCCGCCTTCCGAGATGGACCCCGCATCCGAGGCGCCCTTTCTTCCTTCCGGGATCACCAGACCGCCGCCTGAGAGAGACGCGGTTGAAGAAGCCGCCATCACGCCCGATGCCGTAAGACCTCCATCGCCCGAGATGCCCGCGACGCCAGCCACGGCCTTCCGCCCATCGGAAGCGAGAACCCCAGCACCAGAGATCGCCGGAGAGGCCCGGGCGCTCTTGTTTCCCGCAGCCGCAAGAGCTCCGTTCCCGGAGATGACGGCAGAACCGAAGTGTGTCTCCGCGGCCTGGCCTGTCGCGGCGAGTGAACCGCCGCCGGAGATGGCCACGTTGGCCACCGCATCCTTTCGGCCGACCGCGACTTGAGAACCGCCGCCGGATATTCCGGCCACTCCCAGCATCCCCGCAAGGCCGAGAGCCAGAAGCGCCCCGCCGCCCGACTTGAGAACCGACCCTCGTCCGCCCTTCGTGGCCGTTCCCGTCAGCGAGCCGTTCCCATGAATCGCGACAGATCCAGAGTGGGCCTCCGGCCAAGTCAATGTTTGTGAGAACTCGACCCACGGCGCGTAGTCATTCACAGAAGTCGTATCGTCTTCCATATCAGAAGCGGAATTGTCGCCATATCGGAGACTGATATTGCGGCTGGTCGTCGTCGCCGAGCGGAACCCGATCTCGATGACAAGATAATCGCCGGCGATCGCGCTCTGTGTCGTCAAGGGAATCGGCTGCACTTCCGAGACATTATAGACTCGCCGGTTGGTCAGAACTGTCAGGAGTTCATACGGCGAGGAAGCCAGGTCCGAGGCCGTCTGCGCCAGGAGGACCGCGCGGTCGGTCCCGTCCGGCTTGATGATCTTGACGGCGATCGCGAAAGTTGCGTTCGCCAATGCGTTCGACTCCATCGCCCGCATCTGGAGATGGACGGTACCGGAGATGCTCTGCGCGCCCAGCGGGCCGATGACATAGCGGAGCATGGCCTTGGCGATCGGACTGGTCGTTCCCGTCGCCTCCAACTTCGTGGTCATGGCCGACAGGATTTTGGTCAGGACTCCCTTGAATGTGAGCGGATTGATCTGATTGGCAAAGTTCCACGTCGACGGCGTGACCGGAGCCGCGCCGCTCGAGGGCAGATAGATGCGAGTGGACATTCAGTCCTTATGCGTTCTGGTCCATCGTAGCTTCGGTCAAGGTGTAGGTCCCCTGGCCTCCGAAGTTTTCTTCTGTCACGAGAGCTCCTCCCTGCCACACACCGCCGGAGGCGAGTGACCAGAAGCCGACGTAGAGGACCTTTCCCCCGGCCGGCACGTCGAACACCGGGACGTTCGAGTGGTGCATCGATCCGGCCGCCGCCGGGTTCCAAGCGATCGCCTTCCTCGCGTAGGCGGGGCTTCCGCCGGCGAGTTCATTCGCTCCGCTGTCCCCCGGATCGGCGTTGTGAAGCGATGCGAAGACAGCCTCCGTCGCCAGGTGATCCAGCATTGAGTTTTTCGCCGCTGTGCTATAACCCATTTTCTAACCTCCAGAAATAGAATATCAAGGCCCCATGGCCTTGTTTGTATCCAATCCTATGGCCGCCGCCTCTCGCCTCTCTCCGCGTCGTTCATAGCCCTCGCGATGGCCACAGCCGGCCCGGAGACATTTCGCGATCGTCGCAAATCCCTTTGTCTTCCACGAGCAGCACGCCCGCCTCACGTACATCGCCGATCCGCACTGCGGACACGGCCGATCAGCCAGGCGCAGCGGGACCTGAACCGACTGCCTCATAGTGCGCCCTCCGATCCGGTGTGGATGACGAACGTGCACTCGTCATTGGGATGAAGGTCAGAGACCTCGGCGGCCTCGTCGGGCGTGTAGGGACCGGCATCGTTGGCCTCGACACACTCCGTGCAGGCCTCGGGATCGCCGATGCGGTCGAGAAGTTCGACACCGCGCTCCTTTGAAGCCGCGATGATGCCCTGGCGGAGGGCGTTGTTGGACTCGGTCCGCGCGATCGTCTCGGCGCGGACGCGTTGGAGATGATTGGCATACTTCTCGACCCGCGCCCACGCCGTCTCCTCCGCGATCCCCTGCTCGAGGAGCCCGGTGTAGAGATTGCCGACGGCGGCAGTATAGCGGTCGGTCAGTCCGATGATCGGCCGGAGGCGCCGGCCCACCTTGGCCGGCCCCCACCCGTTGTCGAGGCCGAAGGTGATGATCGACCGGACGGAGTCGCGGACCTCCTCGAGGATTTCAACGATGCGTTTAGCGCCAGCCGTAGCGACATAGGTCTTGGCCGCTTGGCCGATCGGGTCAGTGCGGACCTTGTGAAGCGCCAACTTGAAGGCGCCCTCGCGGAAAGCCTTCTCCTGGACCGGGGCGAACAGTTCCCGGCCTCGCCGTTCCAACGCCGACCACGCCGCTCCGTCGATCTCGGACGGAGTCCGGAGATGGCCGAGCCGGCGTACCATCTCCGCCCTCCACGCCGCCCATGCCCTCCCCGCCGATCCCATCATCCGGTTGACGGCGAGGCGATGACGCGCAACGGCACGCGGCCGTGTGGCCTTTCGGATGTACCGGTCGAGCGCCAGGGAGACCATCTCGAGCGGCTCTGTCTCGCCCATTGTCGTCAGTTTCTTCCTTGCGGAACCTTGAATTCCGGTCTTATTCTCACCTTCGCCAGCCGGTTGTCCTCGGCTTTCTTCTGGGTCTCCTCGCGATCCTCGGCTTCCTTCTTGGTCCTCGCGAGTTCGGCCTCGGTGATGACGCGGACCATCACGACGTTCTCCGCCCAGAACATCACCGGCATCTGCTCGTTATGGAGCGTGCACATCATCCGGCGCGGAAAGATGCCGAATCTCCTACGGCGCCACTCGCGCCGCGCGATCCAGTCGCCATTGATGAGAAGTTGGACCTTGGGGTCCTTGAGAAAAACAATCAAAGCCATTCTGTCACCTCCTGATTTTATGATGGATACCGTGAACGGTCGGCCGTGCAGCCCTCGTCTCCTTGGCGACGGCGCGGACGATGCGGTCGACGTCTGACTTGAGATCGGTGATGGCGGTGTCGCGCTGGGCCATCGATTCCGTCCCGGCCGGGATGAGATCATTACGCATGAAGTGCTCCTTGGCCCATGGAAACGCCTCTACATCGAGCGGGGCCCAGCCGAGGTATTCGAGGATATCGTTGACGGAGAGGCCGCCGATATAGAACAAGCGGATGCAGTTGTCGATCTCGGCTGTCTCGTCGCGGATGTCGAGTTCGCCCAGATCGAACGAGTAGGTCTCGCACTTGAATCCGTTGGCGATGACCTTCATGGTCATGATGTGTTGGAGTCGGACCTTGAGCGGCTCGACGACCGAGTCGACGTAGATATGTGTGGACTCCGGCGCGGTCGATCCTCCGAGCGCCCCGACCTCGGCCACGCCGATGCGGTAGGGCGGCATCTTGTACTCGACCAGGACCTCGTCGCGGAGTTGCTTGAAGTAGAGTTTGAAATGGCCCTCTTTCACCTCGACGATGAGAGGTTCCCACTCGACCTTCCCACCCTCGGGTGGATTGAGAACGAGAGTCTTGTGGGCGTTCGAGGACCCCTTGATCTCGACGTCGACGAAATCGCTGATCTGTTTGACGTCATCCTCATCCCAACACCCCGTCACCATCACGATCGCAGCCGGGACCCCATAGTTCTCGAAGAAGGCGAGGTTGTAGTCGCGGATGCCGATGAGCGCCTTGACCGCGCCGACCGCCGAGAGGACCGGAGGCGCGCCATACCAGGCAGAGCGCGGATAATACCGCTTGACGAAGATCATCTCGTTGGCCGGCTTGGCGACTTTTCTTCCCTCGTCGCCGCTGAGTTCGTCGACCTCCTTCTCATAGCCAAAGCGCTTGAACCAACGCTTTTCGACCTGACGAATCTGACAGTATTTGTTCTTGTCCTTGTGGACGCGGATGGTGTGGGCGGGGACGTGGTAGAGGCCGTTGACTTTGCCGGCATCATCGCGGCAGACCTCGATCGCGAACCACCCGATCACGCCCCAATCGACGATGCACCGCTCAAGGACGTCCGTGATGCTCTCCTCATCCGTGTTCGGGTCGTTGAAGAAATCCTCGATCTCCTTCTTCGTTTTTGTATCGTCCTTCATGTCCTCCTTCAGAGTCAGGGTCCATCCCTGACCGACGACATCGGAGGCGATCTGGCGGACGCAAGCATCGAAGAACGAGCAGTTGTCCATCAACGTCAATAGGCCCTCGACCGTGAACGGAAGCGGGACCAAGTTATGCTCAGTCATGTAGACGCGCTCGCCTTGGAGTTGCTTCGAGGCGGCGCGCTGTTCTTTCATCTCGGCCTTGCGGAGGACCGACGCGGGGAAGAGACCGCGGTCTGTCTTGACGAATGAAAAGACGCGGCCCTTGCGCGGCTCAGCGGCCGGAGCCGGAGAAGAAGACCCGGCGCTGGCGCTTGGCTTGTTTTTGACCATCTTGTTCTCCTATCCTCTCGCCCATCGCGGGCGGAGTCGGCGTTGGCGATGTCGATATCGCTGGCGCTAATATCGGGGCCGGAGGCGGAGCGGCGGTCTTGGCGATTCGCGGTGCCATCCCGGTGTAATAGACGCGGCCGCGGCGCGCCGGCCGTCCGATCTGCCAGAGCGCATAATAGCGGGTCTCATCCATCGCGTGGTCGCCCTCTTTGACAGGCCGGCCGTTGCGCTGGGCGTAACTCTGGATCTCACGGAGCCATGCCTGGCACTGGCGAACGGCATAAAGTGTCGCCCTCCCGATCATCGGCCTCAACCCAACGCGGACCGCCTCGATCCCCTGGTCAACGTCGTTGTTGGCCGGGACGAGGATCACGTTCGCATCGCGCCACTCCTCGATCAGATCAGGGCGCGAAGGATCGGCGACACCGCCGTTGAGAAACTGATCGCGCTTCGGCACGTTCGCCCACCACGGTCTCTGCCGGCACTCGGCCAAGACTCCTTGGTTTGTCCCGGGCATATAGACCTCATCGACACGGATGTGAGCGACGAGCCCCTCGCCGCCGAACTCCATCTGCTGCCACACGCCAACCGAGAATGGATTCGAGCCACCCCAGTCGATCGACAGCAACACTGGGAGGTCCGGATTGAAACCCGGGAGATCGAGCGGACTGTTCACCTCGAGGTTGAACTGGGCGCCGTAGACGAGGTCCGAACGGCCGACCTTGCGGCAGAGCCACTCCGTCTGGAGCATCGGCTCGGAAAGATCAGCAACTTTCTTGATGAAGTCCTCGAGCTCATAGTATCCGTCGGCTTCCTTCATGTGCGTCCCCGGGCACCAGGCCGTGACCTTGCACGTTGAGCATGAATAGTCACGGCACGATTTCAAGCATTCCCAGATACACCACCGATAGATGCGATGGCCGGCGGCTGTAGCCTGGGCAAGCGCCATGTCCATGACGCCGCCGGTCCGGTGGTTCGTCGAGAGCCGGCCAAGGGAGGATCCGACACCGCGTTTCGTCTGCGGCTGGCTCAGGGCGGAGGTGTAGACGTCGAGGGCCATCACGTCGATCTCGTCCATGATGAGTGCTTGGGGATGGGGGCCACGAGTCGAACGTTCTGATGCTGTCAGCACGCTCACCTGTGAGCCATTCTTCCACCGCGTCAGCCGGCGTGTCGGTTCGCCGTCGAGGAGATCATCGCGCATCCCCGTCACTTCCCAGAACTCATCCATGGCTTTGTAGACACGCTCTGACTGCTCGAATGAGCCGCCGAGGATGGTGGTCTCGAGGCCCGGCGTCATCAGTGATCGCACCCAGGTGATCAGCGCAGCAAGGTAACTCTTGCTTCCGGAGCGATTGGCCCAGACGATGAAGTCCGGCACATGCCCGAGCAGCACATCGGCCAGGAATCGGAACGGCGAGACGTGGTCCTCGCTGCCGCAGTTGACACACGAGCCGATCACTGGCCGGCGCAGCCAACTCACAAGCGCTGCGACCTCAACGTCAGATCGCAGGCCCTTTGTCTGCAGGCTGGCCAGGGCTGCTCGTTGAGCCGCGTGACTTATCGGCAGGGACCAGCAGTCCTGCAGGACCGCGGCCATTGCCGCCCTGGAGCTCTCGCATCCTGGCGAGGAACTCTTCGGTGGTTGGGACTCCGAACTCATTAAAAAACTCCTTGAGCTTTGATTCCAAATCGATATTGATATTGATGACGCGGTGAGGCGCCAGTATGATGTATCCAAAATTCTGGAGTTTCTCGATATAATCGCACTCTATCCTCCAGGCCGTTGACCAGTCGTGGTCGGCCATGGCCCGGCGCTGAAGTTCGTCCTTCTTGAGTTTGAAAATGCCGGCCACGCGCTTGATGTCTATGGTATCGAGATCGAGTGCGGCCAACTCGGCCAACGCATGCCGGAGTCTGACAACATGGGTATGACTACATCCGACAATCTCAGCCACTCGTCTGGTGGGGACCTCCGAGTGCTCCTCCATGTAGTACTGGACAACCTTCCGGCGGAGTCTGGTTGATAGGCCGGCTGGATCGACGAGCCTCTTCTGGAGCGCATCGACGAGTATAAGGAGCTGGGTATTTTTCCGGTGACCACTCACGTCTCGACCTCCCTTCGCGTAGTTCCAACCTGTGCCGCCTGCGGTCTGCGTTCCAACTCCTCAGTTATTTTGAGTCTGGCCCGGATCTGTCGGACCGCGACCCTGTGAGTATCGATTAGAGCAACCCGCATCGCTTCATCACCCCGATGCCACGGCCAGCAGCCGTGTCCGGCTCTCCATTCGCCAGCCATTCTCGAACCCGCGTCTCGACTGAGGCTGGCACCATAAGTTCCACAGTAGTGTCGGCGATCCCGGCTGACTCCTCTACTTCCTTGTCGAGATCGGCATGATCTGATCCTCCGGGCCCGACGGAATGTATAATTTCCTTAAGGCTCACCGTGCGCAGGAGATCCACGTGATAATCTTCGAGCTGGAGATCGTCGATGTGTGGGTAGACGAGTTCTGCGAGATGGTCCTCCTCATAATACCCAGCGCGGTCATTATCGGAGAGTGAATACTTGAGTTTCTCGAGATCAGTCGGCGCATCCACAATCGAGACGTCGACCTCCTGGATCTCGAGTTCTTTCAGCGCCCGGATCCGCATATTCCCGCCGAGGACGATATATGTCTCGTTCTCCTGGCAGACGACCAGGGGTTTGTAGACCCCGAGTTTCTGGATCTGCTTTTTCAGCCGCTCAAAATTCTGCTTCAGGATCCCGCGCGGGTTTTTATCCCAGGGGACGACCTTGGAAATTGGGACGGTGATGATGTTCATGGCAACTTGGCGAGTTTTTCCCCCAGATTCTGGATCGCTGTGGCCTGGTCCTCGCCGGCCGTGGCCATCCTCTCCAGGGCGACAAGCGTCTTCTGCTGGAGCTCCACGGTCTTCTCCGCGCAGACCTTGAGCTCGTCCGTCGTCTTGTTGTGGAGGGCCCAGGGGACCGACTCCATGCAGACCGGGTTCTTCGCGTCTTTTCCGTCGCAGTTCTTCTCCGTCTTCCTGTCCCTCCACTTGAGCGTCCAGACAAGCACCCTGTCCAAAACCAGGAGGACAAACACGCCGTAGGCCGGAATCTTGAGGACCTCGAGGCTTATCGCAGGGAGTTTGTCCTGGATCATTTCTTCTTCAGCTCCTCGCGCAGCTTCTTCACCTCTGCCTTGAGCTCGTAGACCCAGAGGATGAAGGCCTGATTCACAATGGCGTTATTATCCGCATCGAAGCCGAGCGGATTCATTCGGACCTCGGGACCCGGATTGAGAACGTCATAGTTCGGATAGAGCGCCGGGTTATAACTGTGGCAAGCCGGGCTAATCGCCAAAAAGCATGTCAGCAATAAGAGCGCGGCGCTGCTCAGTAGTAAGGTTTTTGTCCTTGAACGCCTTCTCAATTTTTTCTCTCCGTCCTTTATCCTTCTCGGAGGCGATGGCCTCCTCGGCTTTTTTTTCGAGCTTGAGAATCTCATCCAGGATTTTTAGAATGCTCGAAAGATCACCCATCTCGTCTCCTAAAGTTCAAAGTGACTCATGTCACGCAGGCCCTTGAAATCCCCACCCCACTTCCCGCCGAGGTTCTTCCACATCTCGCCGAGAAGCTCGTACCGGGCGGAGGCGTCCCAATTCAGCGTACCATCGTCATTCACTATGACGAGGTCCGCGGCCCGCCACCGTTGATGAGGCGAGACCTTCTTGTAGCCGTCGCAATTCGTGACGATCTTCCCCGGCGTTGTCCTGCCCTGCTGATAGAGCTGGAACTGCTCCTCCGCCGACCTTTCGATCCAAAAGGGCATGAGGCGGATGCCCCCGGACTCGGCCTGGAGGACGAGATGACTGAGCTTCTGGAAGAAAAGGACGCGGTATTCGGTGTTGGTCACATGGTCCCCCCGATAAACCCCTGGTCATACTCCACCGCCTTTATGCGGAGATAGGCAAATTTCAGGACGTCGCCCATTACAGGGTTATTGTAAGGGGCCCTTTTTTGGCGGGGTTAACCCCTTTGGGGGTGCCGAAATGGTCAACCCCTTTGGGGGGTGCCGAAATGGTCAACCCCTTTGGGGTGGGGGGATTAGACAGTTGACAAGGTTTTCAATTCGGGATTTTCTTGATTGAAAAACCGCCGCTGATCGAGCGGCACCAGATCTCCTTCGTGCAGATCTCGGGCAGCTCGCGCCGGCTCACAAGCTCGACATCGCGGGCGGAGATCCTGTCGAGGACGATCCTAATCTTCCGGATCTCCCGCTGTCGTGCGGCCTCGAGGTGGAAGACATGGTTGTCGAGGATCGTGAGGTCCCAGCTCCCGGGCGGATTGTCGAGGCACTCCATCGCCGCGCGGATGGCGCGTCTCGTTCGCTTCTTTATCGCTTCTTCGGCCATTTTCTCACGCATTTGATCTTCCGTCGACACCGCCAATCACTTCGCCTTTTATCCTCATGTTCCTTCCACGTCGGCTTGAGAATTATCCCCGACGCCTTCTCAATGTCGAGGATCCCGCTCAGGATCCTCACGGCAGCCGCGAAGTCCCCGGGATGGAACTCAGCGCGGGAGAAAAACTTCACGCTCTCGACGAGTCGGCCGAGGACGAGGCCCTGGAATATCTCGCGGACGGATGGGGCCATCTTCCTCTCCAGCCGGGCGAAGAACTCCTCCCGGCCGAAGACGGCGCCCGCAGGAAACGAGTCCGGCTCCGCAGGGAGTGTTTCCTCGCCTGCAGGGGGCGTTTCCTCGCCCCCAGGGGAGATGACAGAGAGCCCCTCCATGAGCCGCCGCCATGTGCTCGGCCTCGGTTTAGATTTCCCCTGCTCGATATAACAGATACTGACGCTATGGACCCCGCTTCGGAGGCTGAGGTCCTTTTGAGTCAGGCCGGCTTGGAGCCTCAACTTGCGAAGGTTGCTGGCCGGATTCTCCGGCGACTTGAGTGCTGTGGACAATTCCTCTCCTTCCTCTCCTTGCGGGGGGCAGACAACGCGGGCCGCCTGCCCCCCTTGGGCGGTCACTTCGTGGCTTGATAAGTAATCTGCGAACCGGAAAAAACGCTTGTCGCGATGACCAGAAGACAGGCCCAGCTGAATTGATGAACGATCATCAAATAAGCTGCCGAAGCCACCGCGCACATTAAGGCTGAAAGCACCAGGGCTGTTATCCCGGCCAGGTTCAGCCATGACTTCACAAGCGCAATCAGGCCGCGCAATGTGACGCCGCCGATGGAGAATGTCAGGATGATCTCCACGGCCTTTAGATCACACATTTAGACCTCCTTGAATTAAATTCTTATTTTTACTTCCGATGTTTCTTTATTTTTAATACGCCCTGCGGAGGCAACGCATTGGGATCACCATAAAGCATGTGATGGTAATAAAGCCTCTCTTTCACCTCATCCGCCCTCCCCACCGCTGCCAGGAAAACCCCGAATAGGAAGCCGAAGAAGAAACCGAGAAAAAGCAGGCCAAGGCCAATAAAATATGGCTTCATGGTTCCCTCCTTAATTCCCCTTGCGCCTTGAGATATTTCATTACCTTCTCGCCCATCTGGAAGAAATCCTCAATCTATCTGGCCTTTCCTGGCGAGACAACAAATACCAGATCCTGAGGTATGAGTTCCGAGACAATTACCGTGACCTCGTAACCCATGATCATCAGCTTTCGTTTCTCCATTTTCGCTCCTTCACCCGGCCAAGAGGCAATTCTTTTCTGGTTACTCGGACCCCTGCCACCTCCACTATCTTGACTATTTTATCGACGAGTTCATCCATCGTCATCGGACGCAGATAAATTTCCCGTTCTACAAGCGCAAAAATAGAGGCGCGATCAACGCTTCCCTTCCTATCAACAATTAACTGGATTCTCAACCTGCCTCCTCTATCCTCTTCCAGTTGCAGTCATTCGACACTCTTTCCAAATATGCACTTTATCCACCGCCGGAAATCGAGCCGCTTCAGCCAATAGGAGCAGGGCTTCGGCTCCGGTTTCTTGTGGGTAGTGCAAATCTCGGTCGGTTGAGTGCCTGAAACATATTCAACTTCTACGGTGACGGGGCAATAGAGGTTCGCCACGCGGTTCGTAAATGTGCAGATTTTGACCTTGACCATGACCGGCGGCGGTGCCGGCGGCTTCGGTGGCACGGGTTTCCAACCAAAGACCGTGGCGATGGCCTTTTCGGGGGCGAGATCGAGCTTGGTCAGATCGCCAAAGTGGTCTTTCTTTGTCCCTATCTCCCTGGCCTTTCTCTCGAAACCAATCCATCTTTCGCTTTTCATGAGAATCTCCAGGCCGATAGCCTTGGCCTCGTCCGCAGAAACCCCTTTGCCTCCAGCCCAATCGGCTTTGCCGAGGCCCGTCTTGTACCCGTCGCTCGACAGAAGAATCTTACAGTTGGGATCGAAGCCGGGATGATCTATCCAATCCTTTTTCACTCTGGCGATGTGTTCAGGTTTCCCGATGCTATGGAAGGAAAAGATTCCGACTTGATGAGAGATCTCGGGGATGATCTCATTATGGTTCACAGATGCGATGATGTCCTGCTTCGCTACGCCGAGGCTTCTCAGAACACCCACAGCCCAACCATGCCACGCGACCAGATGATCCAAGTCTCCGGGTTTCACCTCTGCGTTCCACCCCAATTCGTTCATCACTTCGTACTTGACCTTGATCCCCACTTTATTTACTGCCTCTACAACCCACCCAAAATACTTGCGATGAAGATGTTGGAAAGATTCATTCTCGTTAGAAGCCATCCCGTAAAACCCACCAACAATTTTGTGCGGTGCTGTCGGATCGGGGTCGTTTTTTTCCAGGCAGGAGAACCAGGGATTGAAATTCTTGTCTGGTGAACCCATCTTGAAACTACAGAAATCATGTAGGGAGATTTCGGGTTCTTGATTAGTCGCCTTTTCGCCTTTCAGGTCCTGATCGAACTGATTCCACCACACGGGATTCTTTATCGATACCTTGAAGAACGGACGTTCCGGCCCTCCCTCATCTGGGGTCCATTTCCTGTATTCCAGAAAGGGTGTATAATCGTTGTAAAATCCATAAGTGGGACACAGGAAGTACCGGATTCCCGCTCCTCCATTCTCCGCAATCTTCTCAAAGATGGCAGACTTGTCTTTCGGTAGATCATTTGTTAGGGTATATAACCCTACGATAACTTTTCTCATTTTCACTCCTTCACCAAAATCCCCCTTGCTTGCGCGGATGACGGAAGGTTGATCGAGTTTGTTATGGCAGCGTTGGCAAAGGGCGAGTAGATTGAGTTTACGATTATCAGTAGGATCGTTGTTGATATGATGCACGGTTAGAACAACCAGACTTTTGGTAATGGGATGAGGTTCGCCGTTCTTTGCCCAACATAACTGACATTTCCAAAGGGCTTTCATACGGATCAAAAGAGATATTCTCTCCCAATTCTCGGGATACAGCTTCTTTCGTTCCGGTTTAATCGGCATTACTTCCTCTTTCGCTCGGTTCACTCATCGGTAGCCTCCTTCACTCTCCCCTCGACGGCCTCACCGCGATTTCTATTTCTCTCATCCCTCACCTTCTTTTTCCCGGCAGGCGCCGCCGAGCGTGCCGGTTGTTGTCGACCGCAATGCAATGGACCGCCTTTAAGTGACCGGCGATGTGGCCGCCACAGAATTGCTTGCCGCAAAGGAGGCAGAGCGCATCCGGGTCCCGCTTGCAGACGATCTCCGGGTCCGTCAGACAATCCGCACAGAATGTCTCTTTATTCATGCTGCACCATCCTCAAGAATGCCGCGCGGCTCGATGGCCAGAGGCCCTTCGCCGGGTCGCCAAAGAAGAACTTAACTGTGAAATCGGTCGTCTCGCCAAGGATGGCATTGAGGACGCGGCCGAGTTGGCCCTGGTACTGGAGGACCTGGTTCTCGTCCTCGTCGAAAACAGTGACCGTGCCGTTAGTCCAGAGGATGATGATCGCGATTTTATCCATACTTCCCTCCCGCCTGTTATAACCCCGGCGGTTTCTCGCCCGGCGGATGAAACCGTTCATTCCAGACATATGCCTGGCCCCTCTTCAGCTTTTCCCTGAGATATGCCAAGGCCACGTCGAACTTGTCTGAAAAATGTTCCGCCAACGGATTGTCGGCGAACCCAAGAATGATCTTCACTCCGCAACCCGGACACTTCCATAGATCAGCGTCCCAAATCTTGTAAATCTCGCGGTCGTCTTTGTACATCTCCGCGACCGCGACCCCGTTCGTCTCCGGCCGAAGTGATATATTGCACTTAGTGCAAATAGCTC